TAGCTGGAGTATCCCAAGTAAATGGAGTACTACCTACAGAAACGTATGTGAGAGCAGTTGAACCACCTTGAGTATATGTTACCTGCTGTCCTTCCACAAATGGATTATTTTCCATGTAGATTCTTCCACATGGAACAGTTCTAGTAACAGTTCTATTTGCAAATGTAAATGATACCGCCTTTCCTTGTGCACCTGCAGTTGTACCAAATCCTACTGCTTGATTTGAGTTAAAGTAGACTATATCATCAGGTTGAGAATCTTGTGACCATGTATCAGTAGATTGATTAAAGGTAAATGAATCTGGATAATAAGTTACACCAGCACCTGCTAAAGTATCATGTCCATTCACACCTCTCATTACAGTTAAAACATTTCCAGTTCTGTAAATATTCAATATTTTACCAGTTTCTGTTCCAATACCGATTGAACTTCCTACAGAAACTTGTGATGGAATATCAGCAACCACTACTTCAGTTACACCAGTACCTACAGGTAAGGTCTCTGTTAATATTGTAGATACAGTATTAACACCAATAGAAAATCTTCCATTTAAGGCAGAAAGATAACTTGTAGTAAATCCAGATAAAGAAACAACATCTTGATCGCTTAAAGTATTAATACCAGTTATAGTTCCTCTAACACTATCAGCATTAACCCTGCTGAATACCACATTACTATAAGTAGTGGAACCATTAGTGATTAGTGATACGTCTTCTCCAACCAAAGAAGAAACTTTTGCAGAAAGTCCACTACCTTCAGTATCAGTATCATCAAAAGTTAAAGGATCACCAACCTTATAACTGCTTCCCGCACTAACTACGTTTACGTCATCAATACTTCCAGCAGTAACTGATTCAATAAGAACTTTTTGTTTAGCAATTTCATTTGGTTCAATAATATAATCATTATCAACATTTATTGCTGAAGATCTATATGGGAATGTATTACGAACAAGATCAGTTTTTGCAAAATCTAATGATTGGTCAAAATTTTGTTCTAGAGGAAGAGAACGATAAGAATTACCGATAAAATATGGGAATTGTGGTCCACTTGGGTTTAATGCATAAGTTGAATCATGAATAGTCGCATGATACGCATAAACTCCATCAGGGAATTCTGGTGTTTTACTAAATCTTCCATTATTTTCATCCAAATCTCCAGAATTATCAAATTTATAATCTTCTACAAACATTCCAGCAACAGATGTCGTTAAACCAATAAAAGAAGGTCTATCTATTACATTAGATGTACTTGCTGTATATCCTGATCTAAGTCTTGTACCTTTAGAGTCTTTATCTTCAGGATCAATACCTCCATAAGGTCCATAGATTGGATTACCATCATATGCCCATCCAATGATCTTGGATTTTAATGTAGTACCACTTCCTACTTCACCAAAAGATTTTCTAAAAGTTTGACCATATCCACATACAGTATATTTGAGTTTATTATCACTTAAAAGTAATAACTCATTACTATCATATTTCTTATTAATATCGATAGTAAGAGGTCTTATGTGAGCTTCTATTTTTCCATTTTTTCCAGCAGAAGTGACTTTTATAGAAGTTTCAAGACTAGAATAACCAATTCCTGGATTAACAACTACAATAGAACTAACTGATCTATTTGTAATAACAGGTCTTATTATTGCTCCACTACCTTTACCAGATGTGTCTGTAATATCAATATCTGGAATTGAATAATATTCACTACCCGAATTCTGAACATTAACAGAAGTAATTTGTCCATTATCAATAACAGGTGTTAATATTGCTTCTTTACCATTCTTTATTGTTATTAATGGTTGACTTTCAAAATTAATAATAGTAGAACCATATCCAGTACCTTTTTCATACAAATAAGAATCTACTATGCTACCTCTGACTGTAGGAGTTAGTAAAATTGATTCAACATTAGTTGTACCACCTACAGGAACGTAATTAACCGCAACTGAAATGTCAGGATACTTGAATATTTGCTCTCCTACACCTTGAGTAGCAAATAAAACTGTATCTTTTCTTTCATAATTTGTTGGATCTATACCACCAACACCAGCATCTGCCAATTTGAAAGAATTATCATCAATTTTTGAAACATAATACTGATTTGCAGTTACTATTCCTGAAATTACCGTTCCCCATGTCTTATATTCTATTAAATCACCGTCATTAAACCCATGATTATCAAAATTGACTGTATTATAGTCAGTTGAAATGTCTGTTGGTTGAACTCTAAGTTGTCTGTTTGTAAATGTTCCTCCATCAACAACTTTTGTTCCAATAACAGTCTTTAAATCAGCAAGAGTTTGGAATTTTTGAATTCCTCCAGAAGAAGTTTGTATACCTATTGGATTTATCCCATCAACAGCATCAGATTTAGTATTATGAAGAGTTATTGTTGTGGAATTTACTACATTTGCAAAATAACTTGCATAAGTGCTTAATGTTGAAGTCCCAATACCAACTGATAATGGTGTATCTCCTCCAGCATTGTAAACTATTTCCTGACCATCCACAAAAGAATGATCTTCTGGGAACTGAATCGTATTTAATGGTGCAATACTAACACCACCACCTACAATAGTATCTCTTGCATCGAAAGAAACAGACCTTTTTTTACTCTCAATCAGTGGTTCAATCACTGCAGTACCATTTCCACCAGTTACATCTATAGACAAAACCCTGTCAATGTTAAATCCTTGTGGATCAACTACAGCTTCTGTCATAGTTCCAGTCAAAACTGGTTGAACTAATGCTGTTGTACCTAAACCAGCAGCAACTTCTATGTATGGTAAGTTGATAACATCATAACCAGTACCCTGATTTAAGATATTAGATGATGCTAATGGACCATAATAGACTTTATCAGTTGATTTATAGTTAGTAATTTCAACACCATTGATCAAAAGTCCAGTTGGACCAGGTATAGTAGGGATTTGAGTCCCTGTAGCAGTAGATTGTTCTAATGAAAACTGTTTAAATATTTTTTGAGGTCCAATTACACCATCTTTTTGAGAAAATAGTGTAAATTTCTGATCTGAAGTACTTGCCGTACCCACTTTCATTGGCAAATAGTTAACACCATCAATAAGAGCAGGAGAATTATAAAGTTTGATATCTCTTTTATCAGGACTTACAACGTCAACATAGTAACGACCTGTTTCTAATCCTGTCAATGATGCTCCAGTAGGGTCATAATAGACTGCATCACCAGTCATAAAGGGAACAGCATTGTCAAATCTAATAGTTGTAGTATAAGTAGGATCGGTAGAAAGTGGATCTACGAAATTAACTGCTACAAAAGACTCAAGTGGAGTCGTTATTGTGTTTTTAAAACTGGTTGTAATACCTGTTAGAGTATCACTTACACCAGATGGTAGTGAATTTGATGCTACATATGCAGTTTTACCACTTCCAACATAAACATTTTGAACATCAGAGAAGGAAGGATTGAATTCTAAAGGTGCTCCACTACTTCTAGCAGTGTTAATAACCCTTCTAATATCAATTTCACCTATTCCAGTATAAGCTTCAGACAGTGTAACTGCTCTAGATTGAGATCTCCATGGTGTTTCAGGGTCTAATCCATCATCTATAACATAAGCAGTATCACTACCACTTACAAAAGATTGAGTTGTTACTCCTCCTCTCCTTAAAATCTCTACAGTATCACCCTTTTTAAGACTAGATCTATCTAAAAAGTCAAGTAAAGTAAAGGTACTAGTAGCACTAAAGGCATTTCCATCTACTTTATACCTTACACCTGTATTGTATATCCATGAATTAGCAAATATTTCTTCATATGTTCTATCTGTTGTTGGGTTTACGATTAAGTTACCAACATTTTTGACAGAAATCTCTTGTCCTTCATCCACATCTAGTGTAGATGATGTTTGTTCAAACCCTGATAAGACACCATTTAGTCTTATTCTTACCTTTTTAGTCGTATCACCATTTTCATAACCATAATAAATGTCTCCACCAATAATATCATCAGCATTAGCAATCGCTGAAGTGATTCCACTTACTCCAAAGAACTGGTTGATGCTCTTACTTGTATAATAAATGCTAGTATTTCCACCAGACACTAAAGTACCTGTTTGTCCAAAACCAATAGTAGAATCAACCATAATGGTTGAAGCATCAATATCAACTGATGATAAAGATTTGGATGTAGGAGTTATCTTAAAGTCACCTTGAATTGCTGATTCAGTATTACTGTATCCAAGGAAAAGTGATAATTTATAATATTGCTTATTCTCTGTTAAGGATGCACCTTGGCTAGTAAATGCATTAATCTCTGCAATAGACGCATTTGTAAGAGTATCACCCTCTTTAAATATTGTTTGACCTACTAATTTTGTAATATCACCAGAAATAACATCACCAATCGCTACTTCTCTTCTAGTAAAGTTAGCAGAAGACGGTTTAATAAGAAAGTCTTCTAAATTTACAACTTTAGGTGTTTCTCCATAAAGTACATTAAAGAGAATTCGGAAAGACTCATCAGTACCTTTTGCTTCATATAAAGATCTGGATTCTTTTATAAAGTTACCAGCATTTATTTGATCTACAAACGGTACTTCTTCTAAACCTGGTGTTAAGGTAGATTTTGTCTTTTTATAAAATTCTTTAAGGAATAATGAACTTAAGTTCTGTATTTTAGCATTAGTTGTATGAGTAGAAGCTGTCGTATCTGAAAATACAAGTTCTTCTTGATTGTTAGTCTCATGATATGACGTTATTCCACAAAATCCACGAATACAACCTGTAAATGTATTTGTTGTAAGACCAGTATATGTTATTACCTCATCATTAATCTTCAATAAACCATAATTTTCTGGAAAACCCTTTGTACTGGTAACTGGAATCGTAGTATCTGATGTACTGAGACCAACAGAAAGAGTTGTAAGACCTACAACTACTTCAGGAGTCAGATTATCTAACTTCAAATATTGATCTAGATTATCCGTGATGTCAATAGGACCACCTTGATATTCTTGACCAATATAATATTGCTTAAGAAAATCAACTGCCTTGGGACTTTCATCCAAGACATATTCTGGTAATTGACTATCAATTATTTGTTGAACCTTAACCCTAGATTCAAAACCCGTCTGTATCATATTACTGTCTTATTAGTTGACCGTTGAGATAACTTGATGTATAAAAATCTCTGGTAAATGTAGTTCCTGTGATCTCATCTCCAGATGCAATAACATCCCTAACCATATTTATCGTGCTTTTTGAAACACTAAATTCAACATAGAGTTCCTTCAATCCCACAACATCATTTGATTGAGGAATAGCTTGTACTTCAACAACTCCTGATCCATCAAGAGTTCCTGTAATATTAATTGTCCCAAGAAGGATTTCACCCTTTACATAATCAACAGTTCCAGCACTTTTAATGATAATAGTAGTAGTACCATCATCTGCTAAAGATACAATAGATATATCTCCTGTTAATTTATCAGTATTGGGAACATCAGTTAAATAAACTGGTTTAGTAGTCCCATCAATATAAAATCCTGTTGATTTGATGTTATATCCTTCAGAATTAACGTAGAATCTGTTTCCAAAACATAATTCATACTGTGCAAACTGATTTAAAGCACATTTAAGGTCTCTTCTAAGTCGTACTCTTGTAATATTAGAAGTTATTGCAGTATCAGTACTATCAATAACCTGTTGAACCTTACTATACTTAAATCTACCCCCAAATTTGTTCATGTCAACAGAATTTGAGTAAGTTGTCAGTGCATTAATGATAGATGTCCTTAATGCAGAAGAAGTTGACACCTTATTATTGTCATAATAGACAGAACTGTCGATTTCAACATAAAGCATCTTCAAATCAAGGATTTTTTGGTTAATTCCTGATACAGAATATTGCTTTAATTGGGATAAAATGCGAGATTTGTTAAAATCAGAGACAAAAGACCCATTTTTCGGTTTTATACTGATAAGTACGTTCCCAAACTCTGGTGGATCCATCTCTTCACCCCCAACAACTGCTACTGATTGAGTATCAGGGTATATTTTCTTAATTATTGCTTCATAATCCCTTGGAGTAACTGCTCTGTATTGTGAAGAATAGATCCTTGGAGCATAATATTTGATAGAACTCACTGATTCTATATCAGAACCATTTTGAGAGGGTTGATCAGTGATTAAAGTGGGACTATCAGATAATGTTAGTGGTATTGGTGAATATGAATCAGAAGAATTAGTGATTTTACCAGAAAAAGAAAAATCTCTAGCTCCATTTCCCCCTGCACCATCAGTTACAACGTAACGAACTGTAATCCGTGCTCCATTTTCTAACTTTTTACCAATCAGACCATCACCAAAGAGTATCTCATACCTTTCATCCTGTACTTCTTGTAGTAAGTAGATTAAGGAGTTGGCATCAACATTTAAAATATTATCTACAACACTATATTCTACTCCTAACTGTGCTAAAAGATTACCACCACCATCTCTTTCATCATTAACATAGACTTTAATGGTTGAAGTATCCACTCCCTCATTATCCAAGACAAATCTTTGGTCTAATGATGCATCAACTGTAAATACCTTCTGAAGGAACGTTCCTTCTCTGATTTCTACATTATTAAAGTTTGCTATTATATCACTTCCAGAGGACTGTGAAGGTGCTGAAACATCTTGAGGAGTAGAGAATACATATGACGTATCATTGACGTTTCCTACTGCTACTAACCCTGCCTGTAGCGTTACATTAGGTATATCTGCTGGTGTTTTATTTGGAACTGTAAGACTAAATGATACTTCTGCTGTTGATGCTGTTCTTGAACGTGGAACATATCCAATATTTCTTGCTAATGAAACTACATTCTCTCTTAATGTAGCTGAATCCAAAAAGGATTCATTCACAATCATGTTGGAGTTAAAAGCAGTAATATAAGTGTTATATGCTAATGTATCGATCAGAACAGAAAAGTTAGATCCTTCAAAATCAAATCCCGTAAATGTACTATTAGCACGGAGATAATCTTTGATGGAAGTCTTTATCTGATCATAATCAAGATTTGTAAATTTAGTAAAAGGCATCTTATCTTGTTGACTCTAGAATGAAGGCGAATTCTTGTGTTGGAAACTGTTGTCCAACGATATCAAATATAACAGTTATCTCAAAACCGTTTTCATCTTGTCGAGGATCGACAATGATCTCTACATTTTCGACTCTGGGTTCAAAGTTATCTATTGCAATTTCAATTTGAGATCGAATATTCGATGCAGTACCAAAGTCAATAAAACCAAATAGACTACTACGTACATCAGATCCAAATAAAGAATCAAAGAACTTTTCAGTCGGAATCGTCTGAACAATATTACGAATCGATCTTCGTATCGCATCTTCGTCCTTTAAGACCTTTAAATCATTTGTAACTGGATGAGGATCAAAAGATAAACTAATATCTTTAAATGATCTTGATATCCTGGTAATTGCCATGAAACACAGTTTTTATCTATTTATACCTATCTGCTCATAAAAAAAGGTGCCCCTTAAAGACACCTCCTATATTATCGACCTTGACCCCTATATCGCTTACGAGGCGAGTTACGAGAACTTGCCGCATATTTCGTGTGTTTCCCACGCCCTTGGCGAGTCTTCTTGGGCGGCGATTGTATAAAATCTCCTCCACTAATCCCACCTGTTGCCTTAGCCATCTATAACCTCCGAATAAGTTTCTGTTTGTATATTATCAGGATGTGGAGAACCTGTCTGATAGTATTCAACTGCCAAGTCCTCCATTCTATTAAAGTATTCTACCTGTCCCAATCCAGTAAATACTTCCTTCCCATCGATAATGATTCTATAGAACTCTAGTTTTCTCATGCCCTACTCTTACCCGTGGATCGCACCAGATTTCGAAACCTGCGTCTTTCGCATCAAGACAGAATGAGACATCTTCTCCACACATGTCTTGTACTTCGCCACTTTCGAATATTTGCATCTTCGGAGCAAACCATGGATACTTTAATACCTCATGTTCAAAGACACCCTTCTTGATCAATAGCCATCCAAATCCTGTATAGTCAACAGTAAATGGTTTCTTTCTCTTTGAGATGCTTTCAGTCGTTTCATGATTCATTACTCCACCATTGTTACGGAAGTCGTCTTCCTCTAACCAATGTGCAACGGAGGTCGTTCTGCCATCCTCTGTACAATACCACCCTGCTGCTATGTCTTGGTCCATTAAGACTAACTGCCAGAACTTCTCTGCATTAAACACAATATCAGAGTCAATCCATAACTGATAGTCATACTTTAACTTTCCATCCCATGGTAACTGGTCTGGTCCTCTTAAAACATTTGCTCCAAGACACTTACAACGGGCAAAGTTGACCATTGATGAATAATCTTGAGAAATCTGAATACTCGCATTTGCTTGTACAAGATCAAAACAAAGTTGTACGAAGGATTTCAGAAATGCATAGGATACTCCTCTACCTGGTAGACAGAAAACTATCGATTTTCCTTTGACTAACTCCTTTGCTTTCTCATAATCCCATTCAGGCTTCTTCACGGTTGGTGGAGTTGCCTTTACTGTAAATCCTTTTGCCATTTTAATAAGCTTACTTTCAAGTCATTATACTCCATTATATAGTACTTGTCAATCACTCGGTTCACCTTCGGTAAACCTCATCCCTACGGGGTCTCGTCGGTAAGGTAAACATCACTCCCATCTATCCGCCAATGGAGTCTTGTGTCCTCATAATATCCCATCTCGTTTACAACTTCTTCTGGTATTACTGTATGATACTCACCACTTACTGGATCGATCTCTATGGTGCTAAAAATATTCTGGGGATTTTTTTGCATTTCATATGTTCCTTTTTGCCATTATATATGGCCACGGATTTTTTAAAATACAGAGATAAAGCTAGGTCGAAGTGGGTGCTTTGTAGACTAATGGTACCTTAAGGAATTAAACACGGCGGGGGGGCATCAACGCCCCCAACAAAACAACTGTCTGATTCACGAACGAATGATGCCCACTGTTCAGGTAGAATGGAATGATCCTTGATTATTGAAATTAGCATATGAGAAGACCTCACGTTGAACCAACTTATACATGCCATTCTCTGAGTGCATCACATATCCCTCACCCTGAATTTCATTCTCTCCCAAGTATGTGTCAAAATCGGATTCATGGCGACACAGTGAGAGTGCATCTTCCTTAATGGACTTGACCAGTAACCAGAGTCCGATCAGATTCTCATTACCTGGAAAATCATAGGAGTCTATCTCTATGCCCTGCCGTATGCAGGAATTCAAAACCTTCTTAAGTTCCTTCGCTTCCTTCTCACTTATAAAATCAACTGCCTGTGACATTTGCTTTGCGAACTTGACCGCATCTTCTAAATCATCAAAGCACTCAACCTCACCCTGAATGAATGAACGGGGTTGAACAAATTTACAAGTTTCCGTGCTCTGCATATTTTCCATAAGGGGTGACGCTATGGCATCCCGTAAGCAGTCCCCCTTATACGAAGTGTGAGGTGCAACGATTATCTCAGCATCAACGTCCTCATCAAAAAAATAGGTCAGGGTGTTTGGGGTGTATATGTCATCACCGCCAAACCCGATAAAGTCACCTTGAATAATTCCGTCATGGTCAGGCAGGTTATCCAAACAGTAATGCAAAATATCTGCCACTTGCCCATCATGATTTTCATCAATGTCAGAATGTGATTCATTGATTTTGATTTTGACTTTGTTGAATACGGATTTTGTCCCAACAAAGAAATTCCCCGTCTCAGGGTTAGTGCCCCAAACGATAGCGGGTGCACCGTCAATCTTTAACGTAATAAGAAGGGGCAATAAAAAAGCATCCAATACGGAAAGGTTTCCAGTAAGGATGCAATCTTCGGGGTGCTCAAGATGGGTGTTTTTCATATTCTTATTATAAAGGATGAGGACCCCCGTTAGGGGGAATTGTGTGTAGGTTTACAGATTGTCCACTGCTTCCATTCTTTCAAGAATTACTTCGTGCATAATGGAATTCATTTCATCCTTATCAATTGTGTCTGTATTCATAAAGCAGGAATTCCCACCTGGTACATATTTGTTGAATCCGTTCAGGTGGGCAATGTTTAATGCTTTACCAATTGTCCCGTCTGCTTTGGCACCCTCACCCGTGGCAAAAGTCACGTAGGAAACTTGAGGATTGATTGACCTGCAGATGAAATTGTTTTTGAACCATCTCTCAATTGCGTTCCCTCTGTTTTGTTGTTTCTTACCCTCAAAGACTGCAATCAAAATACCCTTATAAAACCACGCCCCGCCGTCAGGTTCACAGGCACCAATTCCACCAGGAATTTGAGTTTGGTTCAACTTCTTTTGAACTGTCAAATCTTTGCTTTTGAAGTTTGCAAAAACTGACTCTCTCAACTCTTTGCAGTAATTGTCCATCTTACGGGCACGGGCATCGGTTGCAACTGTACCCTTTTGAATGCCGCCGTTGAATGTTTTTGTTGTGGTCATGTTGTGGGGATTGGTTGACTACTCTTTTATTATATCAATAAAAAAACCCCTTTCGGGGTTTTAGTGACAGTTCTTAATGTGTCAGGCAATCTCTAGGTTTGGGGCATCTATTAGAATCATGCCGTCCCAAAACTCTTTAACATCATCACGGAATGAAACGAACCAATTCCAATTCTTTTGAAAAACGCCACAACCTGGTTTGACTTCCTGGAGAATAGCGTTCAGTCTTGACTTGGTTGTATTTGTTTCATATCCACATGAACTGATTTTGACTGCTTTTAACGCATGGTCATAAGTCGCAATGCTGTGACCATGTAGAAAAACGGTTGAACAGTTTGTTGATTCATTGAATTCAACTCTGGTGTTATCCTTAGACCA